GATCATAACCAAAAGTTTGCAAAGGCGTGGCAAAGACCACGTTAAATATTTGCATAAAATTGACAACTTGCTAAAAGATGGCAAAGGTTTTCTGTTGCATGAAAATCATTCTATTTTGTTAGGTGTGTATTTAGATAGCCATGACGTTGAGCTGCATCTTCTTTCACATGATTCCCCACTTCAATTAGCACATTCATTAACTAAGTTTATTGAAAAAGTTAAACAATCCCATGTTCGTGCAGTTTACGGCAAAGCGGATAATGAACAAATTCTCAAACTTTTAAAAAGACTTGGTGTTGAAGTAGAACATTCTGATCGTCCCGGATACAACTGGAAAGCCATAGTATGAGATATAAAGTAAGCCATTCTATATTTGGTACTTTGCCAGAAAAAGCCTTTCGTAAAAAGTTAGGCTCAAACGCCCCCATGACTTTAGAAGGCTGTGGTGGTGGGGGTGGTGGTTGTTTCTTTTGTGACCCTGTAGGCACAGTTAGTTGTTGGGTTTGTCAAGGAGCTCAAGCTGTTGGTTCTGCTGGATGCTTTATTTGCCAGAACGTTTTGCAGCCAGTTGAATGCTACGCCGCCACGAAAGCGCAACAATTTGTATGCTGCCCCGCAATGGGTATTGCCCGTATTGGTGCCGCTGTATTAACCGATGGTGCCAGCTGTGCATTGTGCGCAGCTTACTGTATTGCTTGCGAAGCGTATTGTATTGCTTGTAGTGCTTCCTGTATTGCTTGCAGCGCATCATCTGTTTCTTGTATGAGCTGTATTGGTTGCCAATATTGCAACCCATTGTGCGGCTGCTACGGTTGTGGCACTTGCGGCTGCTACGGTTGTGGCACTTGTGATACATGTTGCTCTAGCTGCTGCGGTTCGTGTGATACATGTTGCTCTAGTTGCTGCGGCTCAAATCCAAAAATCAAAACACCTAAAACAGGTGGTGGTAAAAAAGGCATCAGCGGTGGTAAAACAAAGAATCCATTTGGTTCTATAACCGGTGGTGGTGGTGGCACTGGTGGTACTGGTTCAAAAACTGGAACCAATCCACTTTGCTCTGCTACTGGCGCAAAAACTGTGGGGGCTGGTCCAGCACTATGCTTAACCGGTGGTACGGTTCATGGCCAACAAGTTCAATTAACTTGCAACCCAACATTTAGTGAAACAGCTTCTCCATTAGCTATGTCTCCTATGATGGGTGTTGCAGCATGCACAATGGGAATGAAGGCTGGCGGAAACGTTTCTTTAGTTTGTGAACCGACATTTACACCAACAGAATCTTCATTAATTATGTCTCCTTACCAGCAAACTCCGGTGAGTTGTGGTTTACAAGGATATGAGGATGGTGGTTCTGTAGACTTACAACCACAATTTGTTCAAGGTAACCCGCAGCGTACAGCAGGTTTTGCTGCACAAATGGCACATCCCCATATTGCTCATGGTGGCCCACAACCAATGATGCAAGCTCACGAATACGCAGAAGGTGGCGATGTTCACCAACCAGAATTCTTTAGTGAAGGTGGTTTAAATAATACCTATGTAACTGGTAAGGGCGACGGTACAAGCGATTCTATTCCGGCAATGCTGGCTAACGGCGAGTTTGTTATTCCAGCGGATGTAGTATCTTCTTTGGGCAATGGCTCAAATGACAGTGGCGCTAAAGTATTAGATGAGTTCTTAAAAACCATTCGTCATCATAAACGTGCGGCAAATTCAAACAAGTTGCCTCCAGATAGTAAGGGACCACTTGGTTATTTACTAGAAGCAAAAAAGAAAGTTAAATAATTATGTCAGCTCTCAGTAATTTAACGCAGACTTCCGGCACCAGTACCACGACGCTACCGTCTTGGTACTGTGCTGCACAACAAAATATTGTTAGTCAAGCAACGCAAGCTGGACAAACCGCCCCTGCGTTTTCACAAACTGTTGGTCAGCAAGCTGTTAATACGCTTCAGCAGCCTAACAATGCATTCCAGCAAGCTGGCTCTACATTAGGTTCTATTGCTAGTGGCGCCGCTAATCCTTGGATTACCGGTGCTTGTGGCTCTGTTACACC